ATCTAATTTAGTAAACACAATTCAGTACAAAGGGGTGATAATAACATTAGGGGGGGTTAATAATGACGATCAGGTTAAATACAATTCACCAAATGAAACGGAGTTTTTCCCAATTATTAAAATTAATATTGTTATTACTGGTGTTCTAAAGTTGCTGCCAACTAAATCATTTTACCTCGAATATTCCGAGGATTTAAATTCAAACACCGTGATAGATGACGTTTACAAAAACGCATTTGATTACGCTCGCACCATTATTGACGGAGGATATGCGGGATAATAAACAAACCGTCTTTTGGCGGTTTTTTATTGCACAAACTCTATAAATAACATACTATTTCAAAAAAATATAAAGATTAAGGAGATGGTATGAAGAAAATTATGTTTTGTTTGTTGTTATTCCCATTTTTTGTATTTGCTAAAGAAATAAATTATAAGGCATGGAGTGTTACAATTAACACCGATCCAATAACAGATAAAAAAGATGTTTCTATACTTGCTGTTGATATGACGAAAACAGAGGACATTGATAGCGCTGCTCTTCTATTTACTTGTAAGGGAGTAGGTCTTATACCTTTGTCAAAAAACTGGAAAGACAATCAAGACGGTGCTATTAAAGTCATTTTTAGAGTAGATAAAGAAAAGCCAATTGAAATGGAATGGGTATTGTATGAAGGCAACGTAACCGCAAAAAGAGAAGATTTTATGAATGAAGTACTTCAAAATGGTAAAAAGCTCGTCGTAAGGGCTGGTTCTAAATTTACAAGGGATTTTACTTTTTCTCTACTAGGTTACAAAAAAGCTTATGAACATCTCGAAAAAGAATGCTCAAATTAAAGAACAATTAACTTAAATATTAGCGGTTTTTGCATCCAACTTATATGATCGGGAGTGCGACTAATACAATACCCGTAAGGGAAATACGTCCGCTGTCTCTTTGCAGTTTTGAGCTCCTGATCGCCCATTAAGTGATCTAAGGTATTGTCATCATGGCAATACCCTTGAAAACCATTTTAAGTCTTGTTCGCATTATTGACATTAATTTGCATTAGATATATATTTCTATTTGAGGTGTCGAAACCTCATCAAGAAGCGGAAATGATCGCCCCGTCAGTGTGATTTTTTTATACCTAAAATCTATGCCGAGAGGGCGAGGAATAAAATACCTTCGGGGAATAACTCCAGCCGACTTCTTGCGGTTTTCGAACCTCTTGGCGCCCATATTTATGGGTGAATATAATTCGAAAATAACAGGATGTAGAAATGAACAACACAAAACTAGAAACAATTCAGTTTCACAATCAATCGCTCATAGTTCTGAATCACGAAAACAAACCATATATTGCCATTAAGCCAATTTGTGAAAATATAGGTCTGGATTGGGAAGCTCAACGCCAACGAATTAAAAGAAATGAAATACTTAACTCAACTACCTGTATGATAAAGGTAGTTGCAAAGGACGGTAAGAATAGAGAAGTTTTATGTTTACCGTTAGGTTATTTAAATGGTTGGCTTGCAGGAATCGAATTAAGTAGAGTTAATCCACAAATCAAACCACTTTTAAAGCAATACCAGTTAGAATGCTTCGATGTTCTCTATAATCATTTCATGCCGAAAGTAGCTCAACAATACCCTAATACTATTTCAGTTGAACAACAGCAGGCAATCAAACAGGCTGTTAGAGAGCGCTCATACCGCACAGGTGAACACTATCAGGCTATTTACACTAAATTCTATGAGCATTTCAAAATACCACGATATCAGGATTTGCCAGCTAGTAAATTTGATGAAGCTATCCAATGGTTAGGCGGAGTGCACGCTCGCAATGGATTATCTGAAAAAGATTTATATCTATTGGCAAGGTTATATTGCATAACTGTTCGAATGCATCATTTTATTAGTTTAATAACTCCTGCGTTAGATACAATAGCATCTACATATGCTGATAGTTTCCATTCAATGGCGTTTCATTATCAGCGAGAAATCAATGACGCACGATTAGTTATTGATAGAGAAACCGCACATATTAAACCAAAAAATATTATTGATGATTGGAACCGAGTGCTACCAACAATCAGGTTAAAATTGAATTCTAAATAAATACATTTTAAGTTAAACCACCTCTGGGTGGTTTTTTTATGTCTGGAGAAAACAATGGCAGAGGCAATCACATCGCTCACGCTTGAAATCAATACTCAAAGTGTAGATGAAGCAAGCAAAAAATTAGATGCATTTAGTAAAAAAGCCGAAGAGGCGGCGGTGGCTACTGACGAATTAACAGCAGCAAAAAAACGCTCAAAAAAAATGACGGATGAGGAAATCCGAGACTTTGAACGTGTTTATCAGAACGTAATGAAAGCAGTAAAAGCCTCAGAACAGGAAGCGGAACAAGAGAGGAGGCTCGCAGCCGCTAGAAAAAAGCTTGCTGAATCTGGTGATAGACTTTATACCAGCTATAGAAATCAAATTGATGGGCTGAAAAATATAAACACTGCATCAAAAGAACTTGAAAAAATTACTGAGCAAGTTCGGGCCTCATATAGAGGTGGCACTCTTGATATTAACAACTATAGGCAATTGTTGGGAGATATTGCGATAAAACAAAAAGAGGTGACAGTTGCAGAAACGCTGGCAACTAAAGCCAAAGTTGATTTTATCAATAAACTAAAGGCGCAGGTGGCAAATCAAAATTTAACGAAACAACAACTATTGAGCTACCAAGCCGCCCAGCTTGGCGTTAGTTCTTCTGCTGATATTTATATTAAAAAAATTTCACAGGCAACAACAGCAACCAAAAATTACGAAACTGCGACGAGAACAGCAAAAAATCAAGCTGCTAAAATGCAAATGCAACTAATGCGAGGTAATTTTTCAGGAATAAATACGCTGGGCGTGTCAATGATCATGAAGAACGGTATTGGTAATACTGTTAGCACATTGCTAACCTCACTAAACCCTCTAAACATTGGTCTTGCTGCAATGGTTGGCTTGCTCGGCAGTATGATCCCCAAATTGTTTGAAACTGAGGACGCGACAGAAAAATTAGCTGCCGCACAGGAACGATTGAATAAAGTCATGTCTACTGACAAACAAAGTGGAATGGCGTTTCTGTCTGACGATATGATGTCGTTATTGAGCAAAAATCAAGCCCTGGTTAAGGCGGCTCTTAAATCCAGTGAAAAAGATTTAAAAACCGTAATATCAAGCGCAAAACAAGATTTGCAAGATGGGTTAAAAGGCATTGAGCACGGATGGACAGAGTGGTTAACAGGTTTTGGAACGAATAATCAATCAGGTTTGAATAATGTATTAGATCAAATTGCTCAAATTAAGTCAAGCGGGCTAGATTTAAACTCAATGTTATCTTCTAGTGACCTAGCGATGTACAATTTTGTTAGTGGCATTAAGGGCAAAATAGAAAATTATGCTGACTATTTCAATATTACTCATGAACAGGCTCAAGCCATTCTGGAGCAGATGGCAGACATAAAATCTGAAACTGATTCGTTAAAAGCATCTGAAAAAATCAACAAACTAATTTCAGAAATCAGCACGTTATACACAACATCAAACAACGACTCAAAAAACTTAGAGCCACTTATTAATGCATTGGTAAAAATAGCAGAAAAATCGGAGGATGCGGCGCTTAAAGTTAAAATGTTTAGAGCGCAGCAAAAGAATTTAGAAAAAGCAATCGATCCTAAAAAAAGCCCGTTTTATAAATACTCTCAAATGGCAATGAACCCAAAACAACGAGCGGATGCAGAAATAAAAGATATGGAAGCGGCTGCAAATGAAGCAAATAAAATATACAAACCGACAGACGAGGGCTATGTAACTAAGGATAAAATAAAGGCAGCAGCACAAGCCATTAAGGATCGCTATAAAGAAAAAGGCAGAACATCAGTTACTGACCTTTTACAATCATCAAGACAGCAAGAAATCAGCTTGATGAATCAGCTTAAAGCCTTACGCGAGGAAGCCTTAACCGTCAACACTATCACATCAGAACGTAAAAAATACTATGATTTGCAGGCTCAAATAGAGGTTTTGGAGAGCAAAACTGATAAAAGCAAGTTGACTGCACAAGAAAAATATATTTTAGGTCATAAGGAAGCGTTACTAGCTCAACAAGCGAAAAACGCTGCCATTAGTGAGGAAATTGCGCAATACGAAACGGCAACAAAGGCGCTTCGTAAAATGAAGGAATATACATCTAATGTAATTACAACTGCGGGGATAAAACAAGCAACGTTTGGAATGACTCAAAAGCAAGCGGGCAGAGAAGAAGAGCTAATTCGATTAAATAAAAATCAGAATGATGAACTAGCAAAAATCACAGATCCTGTTCAAGTTTCTGAAGTTACGAAGAAATACACAGAAGCAAAAGAGGCCCTACAACAAAGTTGGCAACAGGAAGACCAAAATCAAGGTGATTGGATCACGGGAATGAAAGTAGGGCTAAGTGAATTTGCGGAAGATGGACAAAATGTATTTAAAGGGTTTCGTGATGTTGCTGGCAACGCTATGAACTCTATCAGTCATTCATTAACTGAATTAGTAACAACGGGGAAAATGGATTTTAAATCATTAACCAAGTCAATTTTAACTAACATTATTGAAATTATTAATAAGTTGTTAGTTGCACAGGCTATTCAATCTGCAATGGGTTGGATGGGTGGTAGCTCAGGAAGTGCGGGAGCTGCTACAGGTGGATTACAACAAGCCTATACGGGCGGATTAATTCGTGGTTATGCTAACGGTGGCGGTGTTGGTTACAACGATGAGCCGGGTGGATTTACAGGAATTGGTAACAAATATCAACCTGCAGGCATTGTGCATAAGGGTGAGTTCGTTTTTACAAAAGAAGCAACTAAACGGCTTGGCGTAGCAAATTTATACGCACTTATGAGAGAGGCACAGCATGGTTACGCCAATGGTGGAGGTGTCAAAATTAGCCCTGCTTCACCCGTAGCGTTTACTGGTAAGACAAACAATTCATCAAGCGCTATTAATGTGACTACAAACGTTGCAATTAATATGCAGTCTAATAGCTCGTCACAAGCGCAGATTGGAAATATTGATAAAAGGGCGCTTGAGGGACAGATTAAACCTATCATTCAAAAAAATGTAAGTGAAGTGCTTCAAAAATCGACCTCACCGGGAGGTGAGTTATATATTCTGTTAAATAGGTAAGTTATGGTAGATAAATTCAAATGGCGCACGATGGGTAACCCCAAATGTACAGACTCATCTAATATAAACGAGGCGCGTTTTGGTGATGGTTACACTCAATTATCCAGTAACGGAATTAACAATAACAGCGAAACATGGGAGTTAACATATACAGGTGAAAAAGAGGAGATTGCAAAAGTGAGGGACTTTTTAAACTCTCACATTATTAATTCATTTAAATGGATTAACCCGTACGGTGAGGAAAAAATGTATCGAGTTGTCAATCAATCAATTGAATCTGAGTTTGTGGGAGGTAGGGTTGTTTCGTTATCATTTCAGTTTGCACAGGCCTTCGCGCCCTAATTAACATATTCATTTCTACCAAGCCCACAAATGTGGGCTTTTTTATTATCTGGAGAAAATAAATGTCTATAACTCAAGACTTGCAGTCGCTTGAGGGTAATCAATTAATACAACTTATTGAGATTGACGGAACTAAATTTGGGCTGAATGAAATTTTTAGATTTCATGCACATAACATATCATCAGAAAATTGGGTGTCTTTTGTTGCTGATGATTTACCCTCAATTCATTGGCAGGGCAACGAATATTTACCATTTCCCTATGAACTGAATGGCATTGAGTTCAGTAGTACAGGCTCTCAACCTATGCCAGAATTATCTGTCAGCAACATTGATGGCAAGGTAACTAAGCTTTGTCTTGATTATGATGATTTGGTTCAAGCGAAAGTTAAGATTCATACCACAATGGCTAAATATCTTGATTCAACTAACTGGGAAACAGGTAATCCGAACGCCGACCCGCTCCAAGAACGAGTTCAGTTATTTTTTATTAATAAACGGAAAGAGGAAACCAAAACTGCCATCAAATTCGAACTGTGCTCACCGTTCGATCTTCAAAATCTACAACTACCCACCCGACAAATCACGACCGTTTGCACATGGTGCATGCGTGGTTGGTATCGAACCGGTACAGGTTGTGATTATGCTGGTGATAACTATTTTACTAAAGACGGGATACCAACAGATGATCCAGCAAAGGATGAATGCGGTGGTTTATTAAAAGATTGCAAAGCAAGGCATGGCAATAACCCTCTTCCATTTGGTGGTTTCCCTGCCGCTAATCTTCAAGGTAAATAACATGCGACAAAAACTATTTAATTCAATTTTAAAACATGCTGAAAATGAGTATCCAAATGAGGCTTGCGGATTAATTGTTGAAACTGGTAAAACACAAAAATTTATACCGTGCAAAAACATGTCTGATAATCCAAAAGAGCATTTTCTAATTTCCCCCGATGAGCAATTAGAAGCCGAAAAGCAGGGCGAAATTATTATGATTATTCATTCTCACCCAGATTCGCCAATGCTCGTGCCGTCTGAATTTGACCGAATTCAATGCGATTATTCAGGCATTGAGTGGGGCATTGTGTCCTATCCTGAGGGCGATTTTTGTACAATTTCACCACGAGTTAATCGAGATTATACGGGGCGTCAATGGCTGCTTGGTTATGCTGATTGTTGGGCCCTGATCATGGATTACTATCAACGTGAATTCAACATTACACTCAAAAATTATTCGGTTCCGCGAGAATGGTGGGAAGACGGAAAAGAAAACATTTATGACGAAAACTGGCAGGCTGAGGGATTTATTGAAGTTGAATTAACAGACATGAACGTTGGTGACATTATCATGATGAGGCTTAATTCCAATGTTACAAATCATGCTGCCCTGTATGTCGGCGATAACCTCATACTCCATCACGGATATGGTCAACTATCGTCACGCACTCCATACGGTAAATATTTTCGAGATAGAACAGTTCGCATTGTGCGACACAAGGAGCGATTCAATGTTAAGTAACGTAACGTTCAAAGGCGCAATGGCTAAACAATTTGGCAAAAATCATCAATACGATGTCCAAAATATTAGAGAGTTATTGAGGGCGTTATGCGCAACAAAAGCAGGCTTCGAAAAATACATGTCAAACGCGCACTTAAAAGGCGTCAAATTTGCTTTTTTTGTAGATGGTAAAAACATCGGTATAGATGAATTTGATATCAATGCGACTGGTAAAAATTACATGATTATGCCCGTGTCTCAAGGCTATAAGAGCGGTTTTATTAACGTGATCGTCGGTGCAGTTGCACTAGTTGCAGCATTTTTTACAGGTGGTACTGCATTAACACTGTTTGGTACGACAATAGAGGCTGCGTCTGTTCTGGCGGGTGTTGGGATTAGCATGGCTCTTGGTGGCATAGTTCAGTTGCTGACTCCGCAGCCTCCATTTAAAGCTGGCGTTTCATCTGATGCTGAAAATCAACCTAATTACGCATTTGGTTCTCCCGTGAACACTGATTCATTAGGGCATCCTATATCAATTTTACTGGGTGAGCGTGAGATTGGTGGCGCATTCATTAATGCAGGTATTTACACAGAAGATCAGGAATAGGTGGATTATGCAAATCATTGAGGGACAAAAAGGTGGCTCAAAAAAACCACATAAACCCTACGAACAGCCAGACAATCTACGCTCAACAGCTAAACTCAAAATGCTTATAGCATTAAGTGAGGGCGAAGTTGAGGGAGGTTTAACTCCTCAAAATATATTTATTGATAAAACGCCATTGGCTAATCCTGACGGGACGTATAATTTTAATGGTGTCCGTTGGGAGTTTCGTAATGGTAGTCAAACTCAAGACTACATTAAAGGCATGCCAGAGGTTAGCAATGAATTAAAAGCCAATTTTATTGTTAAAACTGATAAACCGTGGGTGCGATCATTTTCTAATTTAGATTTAGATGCAGTTAGAATTAAACTCAGTTTACCAGCTCATATTGAATATCGAGACAACGGCGATATGGTTGGCACAGTTACAAATTATGCTATTGATTTATCTGTTGATGGCAGTGCATTTGAAACTGTTGTAAATGGCAAATTCGACGGTAAAACTACATCAGAATATCAACGTGACCACCGAATAAATCTGCCTAATGCAATTCAGGGATGGACCATTCGTGTTAGACGAATTACACCAGATTCAACATCAGGCAAATTGGTCAATAAATTTGGCGTTTTTTCTTATGCTGAAGTTATTGATAGTAAATTTCGTTATCCTAATACTGCATTACTATATGTAGAGTTAGACGCATCAGAATTTAACGGCTCAGTACCATTAGTTACATGTAGATTAAAGGGCAAGATTGTTCAAGTTCCTGATAATTATGACCCAGTATCGAGGACGCATTCAGGCGAATGGAATGGCACATTTAAAATGGCGTACACCAATAATCCAGCGTGGCTCACGCATTATTTAATGCGCGATGAAATAGCAGGAATGGGCGACAAAATTGAATCTGCCATGATAGATAAATGGGCTATTTATCAACTGGCGCAATATTGCGATCAAATGGTATCAGATGGTAGAGGGGGGAAAGAGCCTCGTTTCACATGTAATGAGTACATTCAGAGTCAACGAGACGCATATACCGTATTAAAAGATTTGGTAGCCTCATTTAGAGGTATAACATTTTGGGGTAACGACCAAATTTATTTAACGGCTGATATGCCACAAGATGAGCCTGATTTTATTTATCACCCGTCGAATGTTGTTGGTGATTTTGTTTATGCGGGTGGATCGTATAAAAATCGCTACACATCGTGCATGGTCGCATATTCAGATCCAGACAATCACTATTGTGATGATGTTGAAACGGTATGGGATCATGATTTAATGCGTCGTTATGACGTAAATGTAATGAAACTAACTGCCATTGGCTGTACATCACAAAGTGAAGCCCAGCGTCGAGGTCGCTGGGCATTGCTTTCTAATGTAAAAGACGGTGTTGCTACATTTACGGTTGGTCTTGATGGCTATATTCCACTACCAGCCCGTATTATCGGTATTGCCGACCCGTCACGTTCTGGTAAAGAAAATGGGGGGAGAATTCATGCAGTAAGTGGTAGAAAAATCACATTAGATAGACCTGTTGATTATGATGTTGGAGATAGACTGGTAATTAATTTACCAGACGGAACAGCACAAAGTCGCACCATAAAATCAATTAGTGATGACAAACGAACAATTACTGTAACAGCAAATTATAAAATTCCTCCTGTAGTTGGCGCTGTTTGGTGTATTGATAGTGATAACGTTGCTATTCAATATTATAGAGTTACGGGAATATCAGCCAGAGAAAATCAACAATTCACTATTACTGCGATTCAGCATGATCCTGACAAATTTAAATACATTGATGACGGCGTCAGGTTAGAGCCAAAGCCAATAACTGTGACGCCACCTAGTTCCATATCACCTCCTAAAAATATCATTATTTCTGAAAGTAGCTATGTTTCACAGGGTTTGTCAGTAGCCTCTTTAGAGGTGAGTTGGGATCAGGTTGAGGGAGCTACCAATTACGTTGCGCAATGGCGCAAAGATAATTGTAACTGGATTAATGTAGGGCAAACTAACGGAACAGGTTTTACTGTTAATGGCATTTATTCTGGCGTTTATGATGTTCGTGTTCGAGCAATTAATGCCATTGAGGTTTCGTCTCCGTGGGCATATTCAGCAGCAAAATCAATTAAAGGCAAAGTTGGAAAACCTGATAAACCTATTAATTTTACTGCATCAGATGATGTTGTATTCGGTATTAATTTAAACTGGTCATTTCCACAGGGAAGTAGCGACACCAGCCATACAGAAATCCAGTATTCAACTAATGAAAACGAGGATAACGCGCTATTGCTCAGCAATGTAACCTATCCAAGTTTCAGTTATTCCCAAACTGGGTTATCTATTGGACAGGTGTTTTTTTATCGAGCACGGTTAGTCGATAAAATCGGTAATACGAGTGATTGGACCGAATGGGTTAGAGGCATTTCCAGCACGAATGCCAACGATTTAACAGATCACATCCTAGATGAGATTACAGGCACTGACGCATGGAATTCTCTAATTGAATCTACTAGTAGCTCAGTTAATAGCGCTATAGAAAATGCAAAATCAATTATTGAAAATGCATTAGCTAATGACAGAGAGACTAAACGACGCAGAATAGAGAACGGAAAACTTTCTGCCGAAATTACAGAAACTAACGCTGTTTTATTAAATGAGAAAGAAGCCACTGCAATTGCACTAAAAGAGCTGAAGTCCAACTTTGGTGATGTGAGTAGTAATTTAAGCGAATTACGACAAACAACCGCAGAACAAAATTCAGCAACAAGCAAATCGATTGATTCATTAACGGCAAAAGTTGGTGCTGTTAGTAGTGATTTATCCCAATTTAAACAGGTTACCACAAATCAAAACTCAGCAACAGCACAGGCAATTCAATCTATCAACACAACAGTTGGTGACGTTTCCACATCTATATCTGATGTTAGTAAAACTGTAAATAATCTCGACGGGAAAATTTCAGCCTATCGAACAATGAAAATCGCAGTTGATAATAAAGGCCAGCAGTATGTTGCTGGTATGACGATGGGGGTTGAAAACACCGATCAGGGTATGCAGTCAAACGTTATATTTTTAGCTGATAAATTTATGGTAATGAATCAGGCTAATGGTATCCCGGTACCTGCATTTATTGTTAAAGACGGCAACGTCATAATGAATAGCGCTGTATTTGGTCATGCCTCTATCAATTTTGCTACGATTTCCGACACTATTCAATCTGAAAATTATGTACCAAATAAATCAGGTTGGAAATTATTTAAAAATGGTACGTTTGAAATCAATAGTACATTCATGGATGGCGGTAGAGTGATATTAAACAGTGATGGTTTAGCTGTTTATGATGAGATGGGCGTGTTGCGTGTATTACTCGGTAAATTATGGAGATAACATGTCAGGGTTTGGATTAAAAATATTTAATGAAAACACCCCAGATACTATGCTCAATTCATCCTGCACTATGTGTTGTATATTGGGCATATGCAATGTTGAAAAAACTCAGACGGGTATATATGTTCCCGATGGATATCAATATTACATCCATTTACTAGATGGCTCAGGATTTAATTTAGATTATGCAATTGATACAGATGGAACCAATCTCTGGGTATGTGGCGCATTCGACTCGCGCAGTTACCTAGATGGTGACCGTCAGGTTATTTTAAATAACGGCTCTCATGCATGGGGATATGGTGGCGGTATTGGTAGTGGATATCATCAATTATGCATAGTGATTGGTTATCCAATCAATACTGCTGTAAATGGGGTAGGTATCTCATTTGAGGGAGGGAATAACTATTTTTATATAAATGAATCGTCATTGTGCGCGCCAGTTATTTATCAGGGTGAAATCGAAATAAATAAAACAACAGGCTGGCAGCCATCCCATGTTAATCCGTTTCTAAATTTCGAAAATAGTATTGTTTTTGTCTATTCTGAAAATCCTAATATCTCAATCGGTGGTGGATTTAATCACGATACGTGGGAGCATATTTTACTGGCATATAATACGGAGGGTGAGCGATTAAATTATGATATAAAAATAAAAGTGGTGATTTTTGCAAAAACGAAAATCAGCAACACGAAATCTAACTACGGCCTCAGGATTTTTAATAAATCTGGTGATGTTGTTTTTGATTCTGGCACTGGAGTTTTGATAAATCCACAATTACATTCGTTCGGCTCAGTTGGTCTGAGACAATTCGTTGATATACCAAACATTAGACGTCCGATGTTTATACCGACCTCAATAGGTGGTTATGTCGATTTTGATAATTATGATGGCATAAAAAAACAAATCGGGCTGGCGTCAACTGGATTTAGTCTGGCACCGTCGTATATAAATCATGAATATAACAGATGGACACGCGCGTACAAAGGTAAGTTCATTTCGGATTTTCCAATAATGGTAATTGATGCTGAAAATTATTTTAAATTTTAATCACGGGAGTAACAATGAAATATTTATTTTTCCTAATTATTTTTGCGTTTGATGTTTATGCTGATAATTTAAATTGTAATGCAATTTATCAGGAAAATTCACTTAGAGGATTGATAAAATCCCACCAAATTGTGGATATAAAAAAAATAAACGATAACCATTATGACCTAAATTTAAAATTATCTGGGTCGATACAGCAAAAATTAGATAATTTTCCTACTAACAGAACACATACATTAATTGATATTAAATGTGTTGATACAGAAAACGAGCAAAAAATAAAATCCATGCTCAAATTATAAATATCAAATCAATTATAGCCGCTTAAATGCGGTTTTTTTATACCCAAATATGAGAGACTCACATGTCATGGTATACAGATGGTTCTATAACCGTAGAGAAAAACAGTAAAAAAGTTTTTGGTGTTGGTACCAAATGGACCAACCCACTAATTGGCATTTGTTCTGGTCAAATGCTGATATTGAAAACCCAGAACACAATTGAAATATACGAAATTGCCTCATTACAATCTGATACAGAATTAACATTAGCCAACCCATATAATGGCGAGACGCAATCAGGTTTAAAATACGAAATACCAACTACCCCAAAATTATCAATTGAATCGCTAGCACTTCGTATATCTGAAATGCTGAATTACTATCAACAACAAATGGACGGCTGGCAGACATTATTAACAGGAGAGGGAGAGGTTACCCTAACCGCGCCTGATGGTCGGGTCATTAAATTGAAATCTCAGCATTCAATACAACAGGAATTATCGAATTTTATTCAAAAAAATGTCAATGAAAAGCAACGTATCAATGGACATCTAGATGTTGGTTTATTAACTGAAAATGGCAATCGCGTTTTTTCATTAAATAATTCAGATATCGTTGGTGCATTTCGATTAATGCCATTTCGCGCTAATGAGTTACCATTCGGGTGGTATGTTCGAAATGGTGATAACTATTTGCTGAATTCTCCTCAGGGGCAGGCGTTAAACAAATTATCGGATAATTATAAACATGATCATCAGATAACAATCAAAAATATTAATGGCCAACAATATATTAATACACCGACCGCGTTTACCTCTGACGGACTAGGTTTTTTTGAGCGTGCGGTAAATGGTGACATTCGTCAGGTTGGTAATATTGAGGGTGATGCTATTCGTAATCTATATGGTGATATGCAGCACATATTTCATTGGAGAGGCACTGTTCCACATGGTGTATTTAGAATATTTCAGAATAACGGGGGATCGGGGTTGAATAATAGGTATTACCCGCTGATTTGTTCCGAGCCAGAATCGGATTACCCAGAGCAAACAGTTGTTTTAGACACGTCGTTGTTTGTTCCAACCGCTAACGAAAACCGCCCAATCAATATGGGGCTAATACCAGTTATTTATCTCGGGGTTTAATGTGATTAATTATTATTTTGACAATACAAATGAACTAAATCCATATACATATCAGATGTATGCACACGATGGAACATTACCGCCAGATAATGCATTACGAATAGAGCCTGAATTTAGAGACGGCTTTCATC